ACTTGATGTATTCATTTCATTTCCGTTCTTGTCATATTGGATATAAATAGTCGGTGATGCGGAACGATATAGGCTATAAGAAGAAGTAGAAGGAAAAACATTATAGGAAAAATTAAAATCCCCCCCAATAAGAAATGGTATCGTAAGTTGTTTCACATACGTTAACAATTGATGTAATTGACGTAATGCAATTGTATACTTATGTTCAATTACATTCGACTGTAAATGTGTATTAATAATTGTAATTTTTTTTCCATGAAACGATAGTTCGACTACTAAAAATCCTTTTTCAGCAAGGATATCTGCAGATAAGAGTTCTTTTTCTTCATAAGGAACAAATGTATGAGACAGAATCGGATACCGTGATAAAATCACCAAACCACTATGTACCAATCGATAATTGATCATCACGCCTTTTGCAATATAAAAATCTGGAAAATGATGATGAATTTCATCATAAAATATATTACAATAACACTCTTGTAATAGGACAATCGAATACTTTCGGACCAAACGTTGTAGTTTATAAAATGATTTTACATGAAACGGCATACGTTTAACATTATAGGTCATAATAAAATTATTTCGTGGTATGGTATGTAATGTTTTGATGCGTGTTTTTCGATAAAAAGATCTAGTATAGCGTTCTTTACACCACCATAAAATGATAATACTAATTACACATAACAAACTTATACGAAACATTAACTATATGCTACATACAGTTTAAGTAGAAATTAATTCAAGACCTTACCCCAAAACTTGATATAACAAAATGTTAATTAATATAATGGTTTATTCACTGAATAAATAATATAAATGCTACTATATTCTGTTATAGAAAATAAATAGAATAAAAAAGTTGTGAATTAGTTTAAAGATAATAATTATATAGTAGTATCTTATTTATTATATGGACCTTGATAATATGGACCTTGATGCTAAAATTGTGAACCTTGATGCTAAAATTGTGAATTGTGATATTGTGAATAAAACTTGTAACATTTGTGATGCTGGAAAAACTACTATTCGTTGTCCTTATTGTAGTTATACTACTTGTGTTACGTGCACAAAAAAGTATATACTCACTACTGTATATCAAGCACATTGTATGTCATGTCGTACTACATGGTCAGAACAATTTATTGAACAATCCTTTTCAAAACATTTTTTACAAACCGAGTACCGTGATAAAACTGAAAATATATTATGGGAAAGAGAAAAATCATATCTACCTAGTACACAAGCTATGGTTATGTATACCATTCAACTTGAACAACTGGACAAGGAAATTACGTTATTACATGATGAAATAAAACAAATCCAAGATAAAATTACTCAACGAAGGAAAGCAAAACAAGATATACAACAACAACAAATTAGTCAACTTGCAAAACCAAGCATAGTACCTTGTCCACTTTCATCTTGTCAAGGAATTATTACGGATCATATATGTCAATTATGTCATTCACGTATATGTGATATGTGCAATGAAAAACAAGAAGATCAACATTGTTGTCGACCAGAACAATTATTGTCTATTCAATTAATTAAAGAAACAAGTAAATCGTGTCCGAAATGTTCGGTTTCTATTTTTCGATCTTCAGGGTGTGATCATATGTGGTGTACATCTTGTCATACACCATTTCGCTGGAGTACATTGGAAATTGAAAAAGCAGTTGTTCCTAATCCACATTATTATGAGTACATGGCAAAAACAGCTACGATTATTTGTCACGAATCGGTGTTAATTGATCAACGACATAAAGTGATTGTTGAACAACGGATTGAAGCATTAGACGTTACAGATCATGTAAAATCTAAATTACATAAACGATTAGCAACACTTATTTATATGAGAGAAGTAGAATTACCTATTCTTCCTACTGAAAATGAATATATGAATCAAGATTTACGGATTAAATTGTTACGTAATGAAATCACAGAAAAACAATGTAAATCATTAGTATACATCCGAAATCGAAAAAGTTACACACAACAAAAACATCGTGATTTATTATCAACATATGTATCGATTATATCAGACTGGTTTCTACACCTAACAATAGAAACTAACTTTATCGAACAAGAAGAACAATTACGACATTATATTAATAAAGAAATTGACACACTAAATACGTATCATCAAACAAAGTATAAAATAGTATTGTAAAAAAATAAATGTCATATTAATGATCTTTTTATAGTAGTATCAACTATAAAAAGTAAAAACAACGTCTTATCACTCAATTTTATTTGCTATAACAGTTTTTAGTAGTAGTTTTACTATTTATTCAGTGAATATACTGAGTACATTTATTGTAACGTCATACATTTTGTTATCGTACCATTTTTGGTATGGGTTTTTGTGAAAAAGTCTTGAAGTTATTCATCAACTTCTTCTGAAACAAATGATAATTGATATTCTTTCTTTACCTGTTCGATTTCTTTATTCATCGCATAAACAACTGTACCATTTTCCATATAACCAATAATCGTATTGGTTTCATTTAGTACCACAGATGTATTCGCAATGACACGATATGCACCAACTTGATTCCATTGAACTGGTTTTACTATTTTTTTCTTTAATTTTACTTCTGAACCACTATCCTGTACAACAGGCGTTATACTCATATCTTGATTTGAATCGGATACGGTAGATATAGCGTCTGATTTTCGATCTTTTGGTTCTTTGTAATGTTTGACGCAATACATATCTTGTTTTGCTCGTGCTGGACATTGTTCACCCGTTTTTTCACCACGAGTAATACGAAAAATACATTGAGATTTTCCATCCGTGATACTAGTTTGAATTTTTGGTTCTGATTTTTTTTCTTCTAGTACTGATTTAGGTAATGAAATTGGTGGCGGTAGTACAGCAATTGATGACGATGGGGTAAGATGTTGTAAAAGGGGAGAAACTTCTACTGACTTTGATTTAATCATGGGACTAGGAGCAGCACTATGGGTTTTGCTCTCTGGCTTTTCTTTAATAATAATACGACTTGAATCATGTAACATACCCGTATTCCATAATTGAATCAAATCGCTTTTTTTAAGACGTGTTTGTTCTTGCGAAATCTTGTCAATAAAAACAGTTAATGCTTGTTCAAATGGTTTGCATAATGAAGAAAGTGATAATGTCGTCATTCTTCTTCTATGAATACTTACCTAGTTGTTTTAGTTATTTTCATTTTTTTCAAGGCCTTACTCTGCTCATGGCAGATACCCCAACACTTGCTATAACAGAAATTTAATTAATATTACTTATCTATTGAGTATATTCACTGAATAAACTATATAAATACTACTATATTCTGTTATAGCAAATAAATAGAGCGAAAAGGGTGTGATTTTTTTAGATAAATTATTTATCATTATTATATATTGTATTTCGTTTCATATATAAAAAAAAGGTCATGGTAGAATAGTAATTAATAATTTTTTAAAATCGTAACCTATAATAAAACAGATGAGTATTGAAAAAATAACGGTAGATGAAGAGTGGTATACACTGGATTCAATAAAACAAATACGTAACATAGAAGTAATTATGGAACGTCAAGATGAGTTATATAACAAAATGGAAAAAATTGAAGTACTATTATCTTCGATTTTACAACGAATGGACCATACTGAAAAACGAAATCAAAAAGAAACAAATGCGATTACACATGCGTTACATGAATTACATACCATAAAAGAAAGAGAAATCAATATGTTATTACGAGAACATATTCCATTTCCATTTAATATACCGATCGTTCATTCCACTACACCAAGTGGTACAACCATGAGAAGACCATTTTCCGCTACCAGAAAAGAAGTTGTAAAAGAGGAACCGTAATAAATGTACAACTTTTTCATTCAATTTATTTTCTATAACAGAATATAATAGTATTTATTAAGTGAGTATACTGAATAAACCATTATATTAATTGACATTCTGTTATAGCAAGTGTTGGGGTATCTGCCATGAGCAGAGTAAGACCTTTTGTGAAAAAACCTTGAATAAATTAAAATCCAGTTAAACAAGATAAACATACTTTTTCTGGTTCTGATTCAGCATTCGTAGGATATTGTTTTGATACGGTTGTTTCAGTAGAAAAATGTAATAATGTATCTAATGATGCTGTGGAAATAGATTTTTTAGGAACAAATGGTATGGAATCAGTTACATTATTTTTATGTAGGATGGAATGAGAAAGATTCATTGTAGTCGATACAGGAGATGAATAATTACCTTTATCTTCATCATTATTTTCTAATATAGATACATACGAAGAAAATGATTCATTCTGGGGTGAATCGTTATTGCTCATCGTATTTGCTCTACTCATAGGAAATATTAAAAAAAGTATAATAAATAAAATCAGTAGAAAAAATAATAGCCACACCCACATCTATTATGTAGAATAGAAAAATATAAATAAAAATTTTTTTCATTTATTATTGTTATACTAGTAACGTAAGAGATGTCTTTTTTACCTACTTTTACCTGTATGAATCACTCTCTTACAAAACAGGATATAAAAAAAGAAAAACAGAAAAAAGCTCGTTCTCCACCACATACTAAAGTAAATCATACTATAAAAGATAATACGGGTGAAAAAAAATGGAAAGGATACAAACGATCACGTGAATATAAATAAATCATACATTTTTTTTAAAATATAAAGTAGTACTATAATTATAATGCCTGAATTAATATTAACATATACAGCATATTATACGCATTTTAGTTTTTTATTATTTATCATTTCTTTTATGCTACCATTTACGTATGAACTTAAACATTTTATTTTACTAAATTCAATTATCGTAGGTATTGTAGGTAATATGTTAGTAATACAAGATTATTCATATTACATTACATGGTATCAAATTACCTATCCGTCCATGTCATTAGATGATATTAATAAAAGTATTCAAATTGGAAACGCTATTTTTCATACGATTCCTATGATTATTGCACTCTTATTAGTTAGTGGTTGTAGTCGATTTATTACAAAACCATCTGATATAGTACGATATACTTTTTATCAATTAATTAGTATCCTTATATGGTCATTATTACCATATCAACGTATGATAGTACAAGATAAAATTGCATATTCATATCCTAGTAGTAGTTATCTAGCATTATATGTATTTATTTCATGTATCATTTGTTTTTTTATTTTATATAAATGTTCATGACATACCGTTTTCAATAACATAGTATTCTTAATTAAAATAATTAAAAATATAACACTAGGTGTTATGAATAATTCACCTTTATCATAATTACTATTTCAGATTGACTAACTAAGTGTTGATCCAGTATCTAAACTTGCTTTACGACAGATGTTTCCATGATAGGTATTTATTAGAAAAGTAATACATTTGTAAAAAATGAAAGTAAAATAAAATAACGTAAAAGAGTAAGTACTACTATATTCAACATGTCAGAGTTTAATGTGATTACTCGTTCTGGTACATGTGTTCCTATTCAATTTGATGAAATTTCACGTCGAAATGAACAATTGATTAAAGATCTAGGATTAAAAGTTAATATCGCAAAATTAACCCAAACGGTAACCAGTGGATTAAAAAATAATATTACAACAAAAGAAATTGATCATTTATCGTGTGAGACTTCCATTAGTTTAAGTGTATATGAACCAGAATATGATCAATTAGCAGCACGTATTTTTATGGATGACTTACATAAATCAACTCCGAATACATTTGGTGATTGTATGCGTTATTTAAAACAAGATGGTATTTTACATGAAAACGTCTTTTCTTTTTTTCAACAACATGAACTCGACCTTGAAGCAGCAATTATACACGAACGTGATTTTCAATATTCTTATTTTGCATGTAAAACATTAGAACGTGGTTATTTACTTCATGATAAAAAACGAAATATTGTAGAACGTCCTCAATACATGTTGATGCGAGTAGCAATTGGTATCCATTATCATGGTACCATTGATGATGTTGTAGAAACATACAATTGGATGAGTCAATTGTATTTTACTCATGCATCACCGACGTTGTTTAATGGTGGGACAACATTTCCTCAATTATCAAGTTGTTTTCTATTAGGTATGGATGATAGTTTACCAAGCATTTATGAGACATTATATCGTTGTGCTATGATTAGTAAACATGGTGGTGGTATTGGTATTAATGTATCGAATGTTCGTTCTAAAGGATCACCTATTACGTCGACGAATGGTATGTCGGATGGAATTATTCCCATGATTCGTGTGTTTAATGAAACGGCTCGTTATGTGAACCAATCGGGAAAACGTAAAGGAAGTTTCGCCATGTATTTGGAACCATGGCATCCAGAAATCATGGAATTTTTAGAATTACGGTTAAATAATGGGACGGAAGACATGCGAGCTCGAGATATTTTTACGGGACTATGGATTCCCGATTTATTCATGAAACGAGTCCAAACCGATAAAGAATGGACCTTATTTGATCCATATCTTATTACCAAACATTTTGGAAAAGGATTACAAGATGTGTATGGTGAAGAATTTAATGCAATGTATACTGAAGCAGAGCGATTAGGATTAGGTAAATCCGTCCCAGCTCGTTCAGTATGGACTCGTGTACTGACCTCACAAATGGAAACGGGTACACCGTATCTCTTGTATAAAGATGCAATCAATTCAAAAAACAATCAATCCAATATTGGTATCATTCGTGGTAGTAATTTATGTGCGGAAATTCTTGAATATACCGATGCTGACCATGTCTCTGTCTGTAATTTAGCAAGTATTGCGTTATCTCGTTTTGTTACCAATCATTCATTTAATTATGAGTTACTTGGATCCATTACACGAATCACGGTGCGTAATTTAAATCGTATCATTGACAATAATTATTATCCTGTCGAGGAAGCAAAACAAACCAATATGTCTCATCGTCCGATTGGAGTGGGGGTTCAAGGATTACATGATGTGTTTTGTTTATTGGGTGTGAACTGGGATTCCGAAGAAGCTCGTGAGGTGAATCGTCGTATTTTTGAAACCATGTATTATCATGCTATTGATGAAAGTGCGTTACTTGCTCAACGCTATGGTAGTTATGAACGGTTTGAAGGAAGTCCTTTATCACAAGGTCTATTACAACCTGATCTTTGGAAAGTTACACCTGTAACAGACTATGATTGGTCGGGATTACGTGAACGAGTAAAGAAAGGGATGAGAAATAGTTTATTAATTTCATTAATGCCGACCGCTAGTACAAGTCAATTACTTGGAAATACAGAAGCATTCGAACCCATTACGAGTAATTTATATACTCGGAAAGTATTGGCGGGAGATTTTCCAGTTGTTAATCCTCATTTATACCGTGAACTATCGAGTAGAGGATTATGGACAACGGATATTGTAAATGATATTATTCGTGGGAATGGTTCGATTCAATCCCTAGCGTTACCATTTGAAATCAAGCAACGATTTCGTACCGTATGGGAATTATCAATGAAAACCATTATTACCTTGGCGGCAGATCGGGCTCCTTTTATTGACCAAACACAAAGTATGAATTTGTTCATGGCGAAACCATCTGTATCTGCATTAACAAGTATGCATTTCTTTGCATGGGAAAAAGGATTAAAAACGGGATGTTATTATTTACGTAGTAAACCAAAAACGGAAGCAGTGAAATTTAGTTTACTTGAAGATCAATCGATTCAACGTTTTCAAGAAAGTAATGGTAAAGATAAAAATAACGGTAAAAATAACGGTAAAAAAAATGGTACCTATGTGTGTGATGAAGATGTTTGTAGCTCATGTAGTGCGTAGATAAATATGTTATATGTTATATTTTTTATAGTACTACTATAAAAAATCAATAAATGTTATGTATCGTAACAATTATTACATTGTAATAGAACGATACATGTCGGGTAGAGTGTGATGTACCATATGATGTACTTTTGGGTACGATGTAGGTGTTACCATGGGATGTTGAATATGATGTTGTTGAATGGGATGTTCGATAGGTTGTCTATTGGTATATTCCATAGGTTGTCTATCGTGATATTCCATAGAATGTTGAATAGGATATTCCATAAATTTTTCATTATGATGTACCATAGGTTTCTCAATAGGTTGTAATTTTGAATAGGATTGTGACTGTTTCATAATGGGATGAGAAGTAGAATGTACGATATTGTGTTGCATCGTATCTTGCAATTTTTCTTTAGGGTACGTATGATGATATGATGGATAATGTTCTTTAGGATATGTATGATGATATGATGGATAATGTTGAAATATAGCAGGATGTCTCATGCCATAATATTCCATACAAGGACATAGATCCTCTGTATAGTATTCATGAATTGGATTCCACATTGGATTTTTCATACGAATAGGAAGACTTGACATGATCATATGATGAGATGACATGCTTAGTTTTAATCTATGTCTCTGATAAAAATGATTGGTTTTTAATTTTTTGATATAGCAAAAATATCAAGTACCATTAAAGTAACATTTTTATTTATTAGAAAATTATGTACTAATTTATAATTTATAAGTTACACTTTTTTATTATAGTACAATGATACTTGTAAAATTGAATTAAAGAGATTCTTCTTATATAAGAACAAGATAACTATGACCGAACGTGTAGCAATTGGAATTGACTTAGGCACAACGTATAGTTGTGTTGGTGTTTTTCAAAACGGAACAGTAGAAATTATTGCAAATGATCAAGGAAATCGAACCACTCCTTCCTATGTATCATTTCAAGCGGAAGAACGATTAATTGGTGATGCAGCAAAAAATGCCTCTAATCAATCCCCTCAACAGACCATTTATGAAATCAAACGTATGATTGGACGTGAATTTTCTGATCCAGTGTTACAAAAAGATCTTACGTTACTTACCTATAAAGTAGTAAATGAAAATAATCGTCCCCTCGTGGAAGTAGAAGTGAATGGGGATACAAAACGTTATTCACCAGAAGAGATTTCAGCTATGATTTTAACGAAAATGAAGACCATTGCTGAAAGTTATTTAGGAAAGAAAGTAACAGATTGTGTCATTACGACTCCAGCGTATTTTAATGATGCACAACGACAATCCACAAAAGATGCAGGTTTAATTGCGGGAATGAATGTGCTCCGTGTGATTAATGAACCGACAGCAGCAGCCATTGCGTATGGGATTGATAAAAAAGATAAATCACGAAACGTGTTGATTTTTGATTGTGGAGGTAAAAGTGCTGCTTCCTGTGGTGAAAACCCACTGCTTGAAACTCCTTTAGGATACGCCCTTTTTTAAAGGGTATCAAGTAAATCTGGTTAATTGCTGGAAACCCCTAAAGTCTATTCTACTACAACGTGACTGGTAACGGTGAGCGTGAATGTTTGAAAAAGAATAGAATAGTTCCTGTATAAAACAAGGAATAATGGGCAATCAGCAGCCAAGCGTCTTGGTGACAAGATGAAGGTTCAACGACTAGAGAAAGTACGATCTATAAAAGTAGACCAGAACTCTCCACGAATGCCAGACCTTAATTAAAGAGTAAGATATAAGTAGTATTACAATGTCTAGAAATAATATTATAAAATCAATTATTACTATTGTAGATAAATATGGAAAAACCATTTGTTATAAAAATATAACATGCGAATGGTTAGTTTCTAAATATTCTTCACAAAAAGAAGAAACTTGGCATATAGTAATTGATGGAAAAATAGTTTCAAAAACATGTAATTATCTATTTTTATATAAATGTGAAATGTGTTTATCAGAACACTTAATAGGGGTAACTCAATTCTTACGAAGAGTTAAAAATGATACGAGTCGTTGTTATTTATGTAGAAATAAAGAAGTTGAAAAGTGTAAATTGCAGTCTCAATATATGAAAAATGGTAGAATTGAGAAGGAACAAAAACAAATTATAAATATTTTTCAGAAAAGAGAAATATCTATAAAATTGTTCATGGAAAAAGATATTACTTTTCAAACGAATTATTTTAAAACACATTTAACAGAAAAGGAATTTACTAAAATTTCTAATAATATTATAAGTTTTGATAATGGTACATATGAAAACAACAAAGAAATAGAGTTCTGGTCTATTATTCAAACAAATAACCAAATGCTATTTACTTCTAGTTGTTTTGATACTAAAAATCAAATATTAATAAAAACGTCTCATCCTATCATGCGTTGCGATTTATGTGATACAACATGGAAAGCAAAATCTATAAATAAATTCAAGACTGATATTAAAATAATGTGTAAAGATTGTACTTGTGTTAACAAGACTTTTAATCTGAAACCATATTTAAATAGTAATGGAGAAAAGATATTATACCAATCCAAACTTGAGTTAAAATTTATTATATTTTGTAATGATCTAGGCATTATTGTAAATAATGGACCAAAGATTATGTATCATTTTAATGAAAAACAACATACCTATAAAGTTGATTTCAAAGTAGATAATTATCTGATTGAAATTAAAGATAATCATATTTGGCATAAGTTACAAATAGAATCAGGAAAATGGACTGCGAAAGAAACAGCAGCAAAAAAATATTGCCATGAAAATTATCTAGAATTCATGATGATTACTCCTGATACTTGGTATCTTACTAATAAACTAAGGAAGATATAGTCTGACCTTGTATGAAAGTACAAGAAGCATGGGTTAAATTCCCGTGCGATAACAATCATGTGGGCACACATGACGTATCCATTTTAACCATTGATGATGGTGTCTTTGAAGTAAAATCAACCGGTGGTGATACGCACTTGGGTGGTTCTGATATTGATCAACGAATCGTAGAACATTTACTTCAAGAATACAAACAAAAACATAAAGAAAACTTATCCGAAAATAAACGTGCAGTTCGTCGTTTGATTACAGCTGCCGAGAAAGCTAAACGAGCACTATCTTCAGCCGCTTCTACTTCAATTGAAATTGACTCTCTTTCAAATGGTAATGATTTTAATACAACCTTGACTCGTGCTAAATTTGAGAATTTGTGTATGGATATTTTTCAGCGAACCATGGCTCCAGTAGAACAAGTCCTAATGGATGCCAAAATGTCCAAGTCAGATATTGATGAGATTGTCTTGGTAGGTGGTTCAACTCGTATTCCAAAAATTCGTGAATTACTGTCCAAGTTTTTTAACGGAAAAGAATTATGTCAACATATTAATCCAGATGAAGCAGTTGCGTATGGTGCTGCAGTTCAGGCAGCCATTTTATCAGGTAACAAAGATGAAAAAATTAATGATGTTTTGTTATTGGATGTGAATCCATTATCATTGGGTGTGGAAACTCAGGGAACATTAATGACGGTATTAATTCCACGAGGAACAACCATTCCAACGAAAAAGACACAAACGTTCTCGACAGGTTCAGATAATCAAACCACTGTTACCATTCGTGTGTTTGAAGGAGAACGTAAATTTACAAAAGATTGTAATTTATTGGGTACCTTTAATTTAGAAGATATTGAAAAGAAACCTCGTGGTGTACCCGAAATTGAAATTAGTTATGAATTAAATGCCGACGGTATTTTAGCGGTCACAGCAGTAGAAAAAAGTAGTGGTAAAAAAGAACAAATTACGATTAAGAATGAATCTGGTAAATTAAGTAAAGAGGACATTGAACGTATGATTAAAGAAGCAGAACAATTTCAGGAACAAGATCAGAAAGCTTCAGAACGTATTGAAGCTAAAAATAAATTAGAAACATTTTTATACCAAACGAAAACAACTGTAACGGAAAATAAGGATCTTCCTGAAGAAAAGAAAGATGTAATCCAAAAAGAAATTACAGAAACTTTAACATGGTTGGAGGTACCAGAACGAACTACGGAAGAATTTCAAACAAAAGTAAAGGAACTTCTCGAGCAATGGAAAGAAGTACTACAACCACATGCTACAATGGAACCAACAAGTTCTGTAGATGCTCCGAATGAAACTTCCGATACTATGCCTCAATCATCTGGTCCTTCAGTAGATGAAGTCGATTAACGTAACGTATTTAATAGTATTAGTTTTATTTTTACATGTTCAACATGTAAAAATAGAAAAGTAAAACGACTTTATTACTATAAAAAATGAAAGTCGATTATCATGTATACTACTTAGTACTACAATCATGAGTACTGCAAAATCATCCTCATCCTCGTCAACGTTTACGTTACATGTTGATCCTGTAAAAATTGATCGAGATTTCAAAACGATAGAACGAGCACATACCTATCATTCATTTAACCCCATGGTGACGAGTTTAGAAGATTTAGGCATTACAGAAGAAAAAATTTCTGATACTATTTTTACAACAGTTGGACCATCAAAATTTGTAACACATTATCCTGAATATATGATGGCAAAGTCCTATCCGAAAACAACAACGATACCATGTTTTCATTGTACCGAACCTTTTACAACTCAACCCATTGGTATACCATTACGTTATATTCCATCTTATTCAAAGTCATTATTTAAAGATGGTTATTCGGAAGAATTCGTTACACTGAATAAACCCATACGAACGACAAAAGACAAGGAAGATGCACAAAAACGTAGGGAAGAAATCATTCATCGTGATTATTTTCAAACAGAAGGTAATTTTTGTAGTTTTCCGTGTTTGCAATCATTTTTAAGACATCATCCTGAAGATGCACATGGGGAAATCTCTCCATTAATTAAACAATATTTTACATCATTATATGGAAAAGATACAGTATACCAACGTGAATTTGCTCCCGATATTCGTTTATTAAAAAAGTTTGGTGGGCATTTAACCACATCAGAATTTAGATCATCAGAGGGACGTAAATATAGTCGTAGTGTTAATTTTATGTTACCAAAATTTGAAGAACATGAACGACCGCATCAATATGTTCCTTGTGCTCGTATGTTTCAATATTGGGAAAAGAAATAAGTCTGATCTACACAAGGTGCGAATTATTACGAATGTATAGATTATGTTTTATTTATTCAGTAAATACTGAATAAACATTATTAATTAACATTTTGTTACAACAAGTTTTTGGATAAGAACTTTTTACAAGAGGTCTTGTATTATAACACCGTCTTATAACTCAATTTTATTTGCTATAACAGTTTGTAGTATTAATTTTACTATTTATTTAGCTCTGGTTAATTCTACAATTTTTATTTATGTAATTATTATATTTATCGTATTTTTTACGTAAAACGTTAATAAAATATACAACAAAATTGTAGAATTAACCCAAGCCTATATTTATTCAGTGAATATACTGAATAAATGTATTGTAACACCATAAATTCTGTTATAGTAACATTTTTGGTACGGGTTTTTGTGAAAAAACCGTGTATTATAATTTTTCAATCCATTGCATAATTTCTGGTTCGTTTCGTTGTCCACTGTACATTGTAAATTCACTGTTACGAATTACACCAAGTGTTGGATAACCTTTTAGTTTATAATCTTGAACAATCTTAGGAAATTTACTACCATCAAGAGCAGCAAATCGTATTGATAATTTTTTATCGAGACATGTTTTAGCAATTTGTTCATAAATCGGTTTAAAATGTACACAATGTACACACCATGGAGCATAAAATAAAATAACAGTAGGACCTATTTGAAGAAATGCTAATGTCTCTTCCGATACTTCCGATATCATTGAAGAAAAGGGTTCTAATTTAGAAGGAGGTGGTTGAGGAACATGCTGTTGAGGAACTTGTGGTTGAGGAACATGCTGTTGAGGAACATGCTGTTGAGGAACATGCTGTTGAGGAACATGCTGTTGAGGAACTTGTGGTTGAGGAACATGTTGTTGAGGAACTTGTGGTTGAGGAACATACTGTAGAGGAATTTCTTGTTGAGAAAATTTTTCGAATTGAGCAAGATAAGGACTTACATTAGGATTTTTTAATTGTTGTGCAATTTGTTGCTGTAATTCTTGTAATTTTTGTAATTGATTGTGTAATTGAGCGTGTAATTCAGCTTGTTGTTGAGTTTGTTGTGGTTGATTTACTTGTTGTTGTGTTTGATTTACTTGTTGTTGTGTTTGATTTACTTGTTGTGGTTTATTTACTTGTTGTTGTAATTGTTGTATTTGTTGTTGCATTTGTAATTGGTTTTGTTTTTGAAGAGATAGTTCTTCTTCATATTTTTTAATAATTTCTGTAACTTGAATCGAACAATCTTGGATAGGTACATTTTCTTTACTCATTATACCTGGATTTGTTAATTGTTGGATAGGAGTGGTTTCTTTTGGTATAGCATCTGTAGCAGAAGAATACATTTACTACTAGTATTTATTTTTAGATTATTTTTATTTTGTTTATGTTGTTTTTTTTTATCTAAAAAAATAAATAGTACTAATAAAATGACAGCACCATGTGAATGTTGGACTGATGATATTTGGAAAGCAATCCATATTATTTCACGCATTAGTTCCATTAAAGAAAATGAAGAAAAAGCCGCTTTTTGTACATTAATTTTATCAATTAATGAAATTATATCATGCCCCACTGTTCAAAAAGAAGTACTGTTTTTTATGGAACAAGAAGAAACAAATATTGTTCACTATTTATCATCAAATGAACAATTGTTTTCATGGTCCTTATTATTACGAAATCATATCTATACATTATATAATAAAATTCCTCCCACATTAGAACAATTATCGATTCAATTTGATACAAGCACATTAAAAAAAGATGCTTGGGGACCGTCTATATGGAAATGTATACATACGGTTCCATTACAAGCACGAACCGAATATAATTTTTGCCCTCTATCTGTCTCACTTGCCCTAAAAGCATTTATTACTTGTATTGCTTTATTGTTACCATGTCCCTATTGTAGAAAACATGCATGGGAATATTACAGTACCCATTCCATAGACGAATGGTTAGATACTCGCAAGCATGCTTTTGAATGGACAATTTATTTTCATAATAATGTAAATGAAATTGCACAAATTCGTAAACCACCAATTACAATTCATCAAGCAATTATGATATATAATGTACAATAATATATGATGTTGTAGGTAACTTTTAGAGTATAAAATAATAAATATATTTTATTATAGGTGAATTGATTTTTTTATAATACACGATATAAAAAAAAAATAATAATATTATATTATCTAAAAGTAATTACGATCTTTAAATGAATGAGTTCAAACGATTCATTTGATATTACTTCAGGAGAAAATTATTATGAGGAATTTCTAAAAGACGATTTTTTTGTCTTTGGTGCACAAGATACATCACAGAACGAGTTATATTTATTACATGATACGAAACGAACCAATACTGGATTATCATTTGGAGATAATAAAAATCCTACACCATTTCGTATATCCCATCAAGATACATCTGGTGCAGTAATTACTAGTATTGATTCCGTTACCATTGCAACACCTCAATTTATTTTACCTAACCTAAAAAACGTTGGTCCAACAGAACCATATAAACTCGTAGTGGTAAATCAATCTGGTGTTGTAGAAACTAGTACGAGTATAAGTACCATTATCCAGACAATTGAAAATAATTTACAAAAAATTGAAATAAATTTACAAAAAATTGAAAATAATTTACAAACCATCCAGCTATCCTTACAAAACCTAACACAATCTGTTACTACAATCGAATCAGAGATTAAGTCACGTAATAAATTATTTGTGATTGCAGTGATTATATTAGCTATTATTCTATTATTTTTACTAATAATTTGTATTACTTTATTCTGTAATTTATATTATACCAATAAAAATTTACGTGTCATACAATCACTGTATAAATCAAGCACGAAACTGACATAAAGCAATTACGGCAAAAAACTACCCGAACAAGTAGTAGATACTATGACAGAGAATCCAATTACTATTTCATAAATAAATCTTATGAAATAAAAAAAATCACCTATAATAATGTACGTACTAACTGCATATTGGATTGATAGCGTTTATTTAGATTTTGAATGGCTTCTTGCGTTGTTACTGTAATATGCTTGATTTCTGCACACAACCGTTCTACATCATAGGTTTCCGTAAAAGAAATAAACATATCATTCATAATTTCGACATAGGTTTCCCCAATATCTTTATATTCAATTTTTTTTTCAATATCTTTTTGACGACGTTGTAATTTATTTTTAAATTCTTCTTCTGTTAATTGATGTTGTAAATATTGAATGCGTAAATCGACATTAATGACTTGATCAAATCGTGAGGGTAACCGTTGTAAATCTACTTCATAATAATGAATCATATAACGATATACTTCAATTAATTGATAGATCATTACTTCTGGTACATCTAGTGTTTCAAAAATACGTACCATTCGTTCTGTTTCCATAAATTCAAAACGATGATAGGATTGTTGTTGACGTAATCGTATATTTCCTACACCATGTTGTTCAATGTATTCATGATAATGAGGATTATGAATAATACCTCGTACTTGTTCGCCAGTTTTCCAATCAAACGCAATATGACAAGAGGTACACCACATTTGATCACAACCATTTATTTTAAAAATCGGTACCATACAACTAGGACATCGTTTTGTTTCTTTTTCCAGTAATTTTATGGTACGAACATTATCTACATTACAATTGTGATTGATATGATATCGTTCTCTACATTGCGTACACAATGTAATATCACAAATACCACATCGTAATGTTTGCAGTGTACTTTCTTCTACAAATCCACGACATGTTTCTGTTGGACAAGGAATACGTAATTGAGAGATTACTTTTCGTGCCACAACATGATACGGATTAATTTCGTTTTTCTTTCGTTCAATCTCTTCATATCGTTTACGAAGGATTTCAATTTCGAGTTCAATTTGTTCCATTTCGTGTTCCATTTCATGTTGCTGTTGGACTAATTTTACGTTATGTTGTGTTTCTGGTAATAAATTTTTTTCTTTTTCAAATAATATATTTTCACGATGTGTTTTAAGTTCAGTCGTAATAAATTGACGTGATAAATTTTCATCGATAAATTCACGACTCCATATTTTCTTACAATTCATACAATGGGGATCTTGAATTTGAAATAGTATATAACGTTGTACACATTTGTGACAACTTGTAAAGGAACAATAACAACAAACCACTTTTCGATGTGATATTTTATTATACGGTTCGATACAGGTAAAACATTCCTCTTTTTCCTCTATTTTTACTTGTTTTTCTTTCTCCATTTATATACTACTAGTATTCTTTTTTAACTGGTAAAAATATAATCATTTTTTTACTAACGAAATAACGTATAAAATCTGAATCTGATTGGAAATAATATGATAATTCAAGGTCTTTTGTAAAAAGACCTTACCCCAAAACTTGCTATAACAGAATATAATGAATAAACCATTATATCAAGTTTTAGGCTAAGGTCTTTTGTGAAAAGGTCTTGTATAATTGTTTCTTTGTACCATCTTTTTTATTAATTTGATCAGATACATTATTATGAAAGGTAATCATCCATGTTGCCATATCATTTGTAAAAGGATGGGTTTCGTAGTATTCCAGTGCGTGTTTTCTACAAATCATACAAGGTAAAAGTTGGATAAATAATAGAAAGATGGTTTGAAAACAGTTTGGATCCACTTGTAGTACTACATGATGAAACCATTTCCATAATAAAGGTCCCCAGACATCTTTTGTAATGCTGTTTTTATGATAATATGTTTGTAATTTTTTTTCTGTAGTAGTAGAATGTATGATGTTTTTTTTTAATTGATACGTCCATGAAAACAATTCAGTTGTATCGTATTCTTTTTGATGTAATTGTAACCAATTTTTAATATCTGGAGTTGCTAACAGATAGAGTATGTCATAAAATAATTGTTTTTCTTTTTTTTCAGAAAGAAGAGCACTAAAGATATGAATAATATTCCACCATTCGTTTGTCCATATATGATTCATATCGTTTCTATTATTACATAATTAATATTTAATTTTTTTTAATTACAATATATAGTTAATAAGAATGAGTTATGTACCACTAGACGAGTATGTATCCCCATCGATAACACAAAAAGCAACTCGTATTTACAAGAAATCATTTACAAATGATGATGTATCATCTACATTACCATTTAGTAGTAGCATGTCACCGTCTACTGATTCTTCTACGTATTCCTATCCTACTATTTCTCATCCAAGTGCATCTGATCATACTGATTCTTATCCTACTACTTCCTATCCTGAATCAAATTCTCATCCTCCTGTAGCATCATTATCTCGTTATATGTATTCAGAATGTACTCAACCATATATCATGCCGACACAACCACAATTATATGCATCTTGTTACAATCAACCTACATTACCAGTAACTTATCAACCATCGCTAGTACGAGTACCCATTCAAAGCGGAATGGTTGTTCCCATGACAGGTTCCAATCCCATTCGTGGTATGGCTACCAGTGTATACCAAAATATATGTTCTCAATATGGTACATCTTCGGTTCAAGTGAACGCACTTGATTTTTACGGAGGAACTCAATGGTGTCAAGTGGGTGTTCTCATGAATAATCATATTCATCCTAATTCTGTGTATGCATTAGAAGCACGATTTATAGGAAATTCATGGGAATTCCGTGCACGAGACGCATTAGTGAATTTACATATTTATTTACATACGATTGGAAATGGACCATACGGAGCATATCGTAATAATGATCAAATTCAATTGCCTGGTAAAGAAGGAACATGGACCATTCAAATTCAAACGCAGCACCAACCCTATTTATTACATGTACCTGTATAAAAAAGTAAATCCACGGCTTTTTCACAAAAACCCGTACCAAAAATGTTACTATAACAGAATGTATGATGTTACAATAAATTTACTCAGTGAATATACTGAGTAAATAATAAAATTACTACTAAAAACTGTTATAGTAAATAAAATTGAGTTATAAGATGGTGTGTAAATCAATCGTGTAACAAAATGAAGTAAAACCAAAGACCTTATCCCAAAACTTGCTATAACAGAACAATAATAATATAATATAAATACTATTATTATTCTGTTATAGCAAATAAATAGAATGAAAAAGTTGTGTTAAAACCATAACTCTATAGTATAGGATATGAAAACCATTACTACACTAGAAGAATATGATTCAATTACGAGATCAACACCTCATAGTATTATTATTTTTAGTTCTGTTAAAACATGTCATCCATGTCGTTTATTGAAAAAATGGATAGAAGAAAAACATGCTGGAGTAGAACATATTTACGAAATTGATGTCATGCTACCTGAATTTGAATCCATTGCAAATGATATTGATTGTTTACCTACCATTACTTATTATCAACTAGAAGAAGAACAAAAAAAACATAGGTTAGAAGGTTTTAATCAGCATGATGTAGAAACATTACTTTTACTCGTTCAACAAAATAAAGTAAAACCATCTTCTAAAAAATCATCCGTTACATTATTATAACCACAATTATAACATTTATTATTATAAAATAATAAATAGAGTACTACAAATAATGTTATTTACGAAAGATAATGAATAAAATACAAATTAATACAAAGATGAGTACAAAAATCCATATAAAATAATTATTACTTTTTATGTTATCAATTACGTTACCACTATTATTATGAGTACTACTAATAGTATTTGTATTAGTATAAAATGGAGGTGGAGAACCCATTTTTCCAATTTCAACTGGTTTTAATGGAATAGATGATTCTTGTTGTTGTGGTACTTGTTGTTGAGCTACTTGTTGTTGAGCTACTTGTTGTTGAACTACTTGTTGTTGTGGTACTTGTTGTTGTGGTACTTGTTGTTGAGCTACATATTGTTGTGGTACTTGTTGTTGAGCTACATATTGTTGTGGTACTTGTTGTTGAGGTACTTGTTGTTGAGGTACTTGTTGTTGAGGTACTTGTTGTTGAGGTACTTGTTGAGGTACTTGTTGTTGAGGTACTTGTTGTTGAGGTACTACATTTTCAAATGATTCCTTTTTATCTTTTGAAAAAGGATATTTATTTGCAAATCGTTGAATTAATTGATCTACTACCGGTGTGTTCATATTATTTATAAATTATTATATTAAACCAATTTAATATAAATATTTTTATTTTTTTTAATAATAATAGTAGCGTCAATTAAAATAATATATATTTTTTTACATTATTCTTTTATTTTTATATCATCTATTCCACCACATGTTTTATCCATGCATACCTCATCACTAGATGTAGATTCTACTCCAGAAAACTGTTTTATGGTAGTGTATGTAATAGAGCCATAACTAGTCCATAATAGGTAAACATAAAGTAACAATAATAGTAATAATAATATCATACTACATAGTGTAATGATACGTGCTGTTTGATATGATTTTTGTTTATTACTATTGTTAGTGAAATCAGTACTTGCTAATTGTTGAGATAGTATTATGTACGTAACAATTGATAAAATAAATGAAATGGATAATACTAAAATACAAATTATCGTAAGTATAAATGATAATGAAGGCATTTTATATAGTACAATATAAAATTAAATTTAAAATTCGTCTTTTTCAAAGACACGATTCATAACATTATCTTGATATAATCCGATACTTTCATAATGATTTGATAAATGATACATATAAATATGATGGGTACAATTATGTTGTGGATAATGTGTAATTTTTTTACCGGTAGCATGACTAATCATGATAATGTTTATATGTAGTTTTTTCATTAGTATTGGAAACAAAGCATCATACATCCATGAACCATCTTCACGTATGTAATACGTAATTGATTCATAATAATGTTGTAACATAGGATGTATTTTTTTATAGAAATTTTCATTTTCATGTAGCATTGGATGTGTTTTATAAATGAGATCAATATATTGACGTAATGATAATGGAGGTTGATTTGTTAAATCAGGAGGTGGCAGTGGAAGTAATTGTTGGTTTACTAATGTAGCTAATTTTTCAAAAGCATCAGGATGAATCAAATCATATACATCATCAAAGGTCATGTGATCAGCAATATATTTTTTAATTGTCATAACACGTTGTTTACGTTGTTCTGGATGTAATTCACGAAATGTATTGGGTTCAACAGAATAAGCGTATGCATGAAAAAAACAATTACCATCTGGATCTGTACCTGTACGAACCCAGCGGGCACTTCCTTTTTGTAAAAATATATCATGTGAAGAAAAAGGCAACATATGTATTATTATTTCATAAGATAGTAAAGAAAAAGAAATAAAAAATGATTTTTTTCTTTTCCCATAGTACAATACTAAAGATGTCTGTACCAATCTATCAAACGCTAGGAAAAAATCCAGATTTTCGTGATTTTATTACAGACATCATTATACGTATGGGATTATCGTCTGAAGATATAAATAAATTATTTCACCCGGATAGTATTACAACAACAATGAATGAATTTGCAAAATGTTTTGTCACACGAGCAGCTGATGAACGTTATAATTATGAAATGTATGAACTAACGGGCGATTCCTGTTTAAATAAAGCAGTAGTCATGTATTTTTATACCGTATTACAAAGTACATTAGAACGTAAAAAAGACAAGGAAGAAAAACAAGGGCGTATCTTTCATCCTGATGTACGTATGGTAGACTATTTTAATAAATTAAAAGCATTATACATTTCAACAAAAGAATATTATGATATTGCGGATCGTTTAGGATTTCGTGAATTTTTACAACTTGGTCCACGAGATGTACGTGATGAAATTGATAAATTATTAGAAGATAGTTTAGAAGCATTTATTGGTTGTTTTGAAGTAATGGTTGATCGATGTATTCAACCATATTATGCACATCAATTTGTAGCAAATTTTGTAAAATCTATTTTTACTTCTCGTCATATTAATTATCATCCTGATTTATTATATGATTCCATCACATTATTAAAAGAAACAAATGATCAAACACGTCAAGAAATTGTATCGAGTGATGGATCAATAAGTGGTGGTTATAAATATGATTATATACATGATAAACAAAGTAATTTATTACATGCCTATAGCATTACATTACGAACTGGAGCAAAAACACGTATCGTAGAAATTGAGTCTATTTATGGTAACTCAAAACAAAACCAAGTTTCTATGGCAAGACGTATTTTAAATTATTTAAAACGAAATCCAGAACGTTTCCCACCGAAAACAATTAAATGTCCTCCTACACCGGAAGAATTAGGTATTGAAGAAATTTGTTTTTAATCATATTATTGTACTACAAATATTCACTATAACGTATAGTGAATGAACGCTATGAAAAAAATATATTATTTACGATTACCTTCATAAGTAATGTAATCATAATGCATTTTAGTAAATAAAAATACCATATGTTGTAATTGACATGGAAAATTTGATAAATTAAATTCAACATCTTCACCCGATAATTCAGAAGGTGTAGTTTGGTACGGAAGAACAAATGTAATATCTTGTGCCTGTTGATTATGGTATGTTCGAATTAAAAAAAATAATAAATCATGTCCACGTTGGTCTAATTTGGGAATTAATTGTATGATTGTTTGTTTTTGTTCTTCGTTTAATTCGATCTTACTTTCTTTTGTATTTTCATAAATACTCTGGTATAGTTCCATTTACTATATAGCTATACTTTGTTTAAATTCCATTTACATATAACTATAATAAAATTAAAAAAAATCTTTTATTAGTAATAGATACAAGATACAATATGGAGGCTACATTCACATTACTTTTATCACAATATGATGGACTGGTACTAGGTGGAAATGATTTTTTATATACAAAAGATATGGATTGTCATCCTATGGCTTTTTTTGTCTATGAATATGGACGTTTATTACAATCATGTGGTGTTGATACAATTTATTTGGAAAATCATTATATTACTGAACCCATACAAACTCGTGGATTAATTGCATCTGTCATGTACTGTGCTTTTTTATATAATTTTAGAGTGATTGGAATGGAAGGCAAATTTACACCCGAATTATACAAAAAGTATACAGGACATACTATTGAAGATACATGGACTACGGTAGCGTATTCAACGGTCCGAAGACTAAATCGATTAAATATCATTGCAAAGGATATTGTAGACTATTCAAAAAAGGGAAAATATGTATTATTTTGTGGAATGTCTCATGTAAATGATGAAACAGATGTAACAGATTGTGCTGGAATTAAAACACTATTAGGTGTTCCAGGTGTTGGATGTGTCTTTTCTGATCGTTCAATGATTACGATGGGTAAACCATTTGAAGATAAAGATTCTGGATATAAAAGACAAGTTGATTATTTATTAGAATTACAATCTTCATCAGTATCAAAAGATCGTTTCTATATTACTACATTTATATGGTCTATGGTTCATGATTATTTATTTTTATATAAAACCATATACAACATTTGTAAACGATATGCTATCCCCATGTCTGTAAAATTATTATGGAATCATACAACTACAATTTATCCACCGATTTATTTATCATATATACATCATATGATTAGTTTAGATACACGGTTACGATTACCTAAAAAAGAACTTGATGATGTATGTTCTTATATTCATTCACTTGTTCAATTGACAAAAGAAATTCCGAGTCGAAAACAAATTGTAGAAGCACTAAAAAGTCTTACCACACGTGATTTGGATGCTATTGTATATGAATGGTTAGTATGGTTAAAAAAATTGTTGCATAAAAAAAATCTTACAAATCATAAAGAGGCGCTAGATACATTATCTGATATTATTTTTTTAGAATATAAAAATTTATCTACTGATAAAAACGAAGAAAATTATATTACTTATTTGACGGGAAAATATCGTAAACAATTAGATCGTCCAGAGCATAAATTATATCGAATGTTATGTATTATGAAATGTTTATCAATTCCTTATCCTACATCCGATTTAATTGAACGATTACTATAAGCACTCAACATGTTTTATCTTGTCGACCATTTATATATGTTTATTATTAATTATTTAATTAATAATATACGTAAAATCACTCTATACATAATTATATATTTGTAAATACACTCAAAATGTTCAAAAAATAAAAATAGTCGACAAGATAAACTTTTATAAAAGCAGAATAAGTAGAAAGAACAGAATTACCGTAAATTAACCACGAAAATTATTTAATAAAATTTAAAAAGCTTAATAAGTACAAGCCTAATCAACAAAGTAAAAAAATTTATAATGAGATTGGGGGTAAGGTTTTGAATTTCTGTATTGTTCTTTCTATAGCATTTATCTTATAGTTATATAAAAAACCATTTTTACCATCATTTGTTTGTTCTTTTTTCATATTATAAAATTTTTGATTTAATGGATCTCTTTGTTTTCTAGTAGAACCATTTTCTAAATTCACTTTTACTTCAATTGGTACATAACCACATTTCCATTTATATTTATCATATGCTCTTGCAAATAAATCATGATCACTATTATCTAAAAAATAATTTTGTTCATCAAAATATCCTAATTGTCTTACTTTTTCTATATCTAATGCTAATGGTCCACGATTACATGTTTCACATATATAATATGCTTCTTTATCTATATCTAATGATAAAGGTTTTTCTACTTCAGCACCTAGTTTACCTATACCGTTTGAATTATTTAATCCATGACAGCATCTACCTGATATCCCTATAATATCATTTTGTATAGTAAACGGATAAATTATTTTCTTATTATATTTTTTTTCTACAATTTCCATATCTGCTTGGATTTCGATAGCATATTTACCATTAGAACAATATAAACCTAAATTATCAGAAGATGTTTCAAATAATGGTGTTTTACTTTTCAATATGAGACATGACACACACAATGGATATTTATTGTTTAGTAATGATAATATTTCAATACAATATTTCTCTGAATTATCTGAACATGCATCTATAATAAAAATAAGTTCATATGTATCATCTTCTGTCATATCAAGTATAGATTGTATATTTTTTTTAATAATATTTTCTTGATTATAAATAGGCATAATAATTGATAAATATGGTTTTATATCTCTAAATACATTATGATATATAATTTCTATAAGAGATGCATCCTTTAATGCTTTAGGTTTATTACAAAATATATTTTTGTCATATCTAGAATTAATCATATTTTCCAAATTTGAATCATTATAATGTTCATATAATATACTTTCAAAGTAATTATAGTATAATAATTCTGAATACATAAATAAAAGTATTTATTATTATATAGTAAATATAATATTTATAAATATTATTTAGGTTCTCGACCGTTTTCAATAAAATAGTATTCTTAATTATTTTAATTAAAAATATACCTAAAAACACTATACATAATTATATAATATTTGTAAAAACAATGAAAAATAAGACAAAATAAAAACGGTCGACAAGGTAAAAATTATTATGAAGGTATTACTAAAACAAAAAAAATATACTACTACAAAACACGTCAGACCCATCACATCACATCACATCACATCACATCACATCACATCACATCACATCACATCACATCACATCACATCACATCACATCATACCACATCATACCACATCATACCACATCATACCACATCATACCACATCATACCACATCATACCACATCATACCACATCATACCACATCATACCACATCATACCACATTACAAAAAATAAACAATATTACTACAAAAATAAACCATACAACACAACCCTCTCACTATTATTTAATTTAATATAACAACGAATAGATTTTTAATTCACACCACATCATTACAAACCAAATATCATCCTATTACAAACCACAACATTACGTTACTAAAAATTATAATGTAGTATACACAAAAAATAATTAAAAAATAATCAAGCACAATAAATTATAATAAATAATTAGTAATAGATATAAAGTTACAACTATAATATCAACATACCTACCGTACCTATTGTGACACGACTTGTCACATATGATGTGTGTTCTTTAAATTATTTTATGGTAACTATAAAATAATTAAACCCTATCTACAATAAATAGAAGATGTCTCGTATTGATCAATTTATTGAATTACTAACTATAAAAATAGGAGATTTCACTAAAAAATCAGAGTTACAACACATATGGAATGAATTAGATAAATGTTCGATTGTTATACAATCTGGGTTACGTAAAGGTAAAACATGTGGAAAAACATGTGGAAAAAATAAAGTAACTTGTTATCGTCATGATACATTACAAATGTGTTCTTATGAGAATTGTATTCGTAAATGTAGTATTCCAGATACCATATGTGAATTTCATAAGAAAGAAGAAAAAAGTATAGAATCTAAAAATAAACCATATCCACATATACGATGGAGTGATCCATATTACGTGATAAAAGACACAAATGTGATTATTGATGTACCAAATCAAGTTATTTTAGGTTATAAAAAAGAGTTACAATGTATTGGTCAAGAAACAGAAGAGATTACAAAGACATGTTCTCTTTATAAATTAAGATTTTTACCACAATCAGTAGATAATACTATTATTATGGAAGAACCTAATATAGTATAATTATAATACATTATCTTGTATAAATCCGGTATGTTCATATCGTGTAGTTAATTTTTGTAATTCAGTTTGTGTATATAATTTACAATGTTCGATTTCATGAATGAATTCTTCAAATGAAACATGATACTGAAGTAATTTACGAAATGCTTCTTCTCCAATTGTTACATAGGCATCAATAATTTGTCGCTCTTCTAATCCTCGTAATCGTTTTTGTTCACGTACATAAATGGTAGATTTACATTGCTTTTCATTTATTTTATTCAACATATAATCAAGTAATAGATTCGTATGTGATACTTGTTCATTTGGTAAGGGTAATTCATTAGGTAACGTAAATTCACGAAGATGAGTTAATTTCTCATACTGTTTGCGTAAATAAATAATTTCATCATAACTAAATGATTGATGAATAATGTATTCATATACTTGATGGTACTCTGGTAATCCACCACATGGTATGTCGAGTGGGTTTCGTGGTATTGTTCCATTATCTTTAATATAATCAAAATAATGAGGGTTATGGATAATACCTTTTTCAATCTGTCCTGACTTCCATGAGAAAGCAGTATGACATTGAATACACCACATTTGATCACATCCATCTGTTTTATAAATGGGAATATGACACGAAGGACATGGTTTTGTATTTTTTTTTAGTTCATTTATTGTAGCTATTGTGTCTGGATGACAAGTATGTTCTGTATTTTTTACCAAATGACAGTCACTACATATCTGACTAGCACATAACCCACATTTATAACGTGATGAAAGAAATCCTTTACAATCTTCTACAGTACATCGCATAATAAACAATTTACGTTCACTGGATATGTCTTCTCGTAATACATAACGATAATCTTGAAATAAAGAACGTATGGTTCGTTTCAGTTCTCTTCTTTCTTTTCGTAAGTCTTCTATAGAAGTAGTCGTTAGTATTGAGTTTTCATACAATGAATGTAATTCATTTTGTGTACGAGTAATATAAAATAAATATGTTTCAATTTTTTTCTTACGTTCTGCCATAGGAAGCAATGATGGTATCAATGCTTTTTGTTGTTCAAATAATATAAACTCTCGTTTTGTCCGGTATTCTGTTTTCATAAAATGATGAAAATGAGTAGATAAAAAAGTATGAGACCATTCATGTCTACAATTCATACAATGAGGAGTATGAAAACTATCTAATAAATAAATTTTGATACAATTCATACATGAAATATAATTACAATAATAACATGTAATTGGTTTACGAATGCATTTTGTAAATGATTCACAACAAATGCTACAATCCATTATATGTTTCTTGATATATTGTTTAACATTAATTATATTTGCATAAATTTATATAGAGAATAGATTTATACAAAAAATTATTTCTATTTAAATCAATATAGATTATAGAAGGTAGGATGATTCCATGTCAAATCTGTGTAGAAAAACCAAATAGTCATTCTTTTTCCATCTATGATGAAACATCAGATCATGCTTGGTTTTATTCAAGTGATCATTATCTTGATCGAAATACAGATAATGTTGTTAGTCATATTCGTGGTGAATTAGACTCATTTCATAAAACTTATCCTACACGAAAATGGTCATGGTTGTTTGATAGTCATCAATATGAATTTCGTTTTGAAAGTATTTCTATGATACTTGATGTAATGAAAGTAATACAAACGTATAAAGATACATTTATTTGTATCCGAATTATCCGTACGAATCCTTTTATTCATAAAACAATTGAATTGTGTAAATCATTTCTAACGGATGAAATGATGTCAAAAATAAAAATGGATGATATAGAAGAAACAAAATGAAACTAATAGTTATATTAGCATATAAAAAAATAATACAATGTAATAAATAATAATACACATAGAATAGAATTAAATTAAAAGAAAAGAAAATAAATATTTTCTTTTTTACTACTAAAAGAATGAATCCTCTTACTTCAACATCATTCAAAATAAGTGATTTACCAGCAAATATAGAAATAAATTATTCTTATAATACAACTCGAACTGGTTTTCTTGGATCCATTGAACTTATTAGTTACTTAATTATGTTTTCCCTGTTTGGACTTATTTTTATAACAAATAAATCTAAATTAAAAGATGTACCGGCAGGTACAACTGCAGGTGCTGGTAAAGTAGTTGATTATTCTAACGTACTTAATTGGGTATCGGGTATTGGTATTTTATTGTGTTTGATTCGTATCGTATGGGCAAATTCATTTTATAATAAAAAAAGATCAAGTAGAGCATTAGAATTACTATTCAGTTTACTTGTATGGGGATTATTTATTACTGCACTTGTGTTTTCATTAAAAAATAAGTCTCAGTTAGCAGCTGTAGTACCCAATGGTACAGTAACTCAATCATTAGTAACAGACGCTCAAAACGAAAATAAAGTAGAATATATTTCTTGTGCAATCGGTATTGGATTGTCTTCATTGTACACAATTTATAATATGTATTATCTTTCACAAAAATAAGTTATTTCATAATACGTTATTATGAAACAAGTACATATTACTATTCTAACATGAATCGTGATGGATACGATGATAACCATTCCTTAAATTTACGAATCGGATAACTATCTTTTATCGTATTAATATGGGTTTCCGTAGGTAATGGATTAAATAAAATAGAAATCTTTTTAATTTCTTGATTTTCTTTATTATGAATCGCATCTGTACATGGAGTTGTAAAAAAAGTTCGTACCAATGGATAATCAAAATGGTCTTCTTTCAAATTCGGTTTTGCTTCTAGTAATGCTTGAATCGTTTTATATTCCTGAATTCCTTTATATGCAGAAATTGGTCCAATTCCTTTTAGTGTTTCATTATAATCTGTTCCACATAAAATACAAAAATCAATAAATTGACTTGAATTCACTTTCATTTCCTGTACTACATTTTCATATGAAACATATAAACAAGAACCGTCATGAGCGATATTGGATATCCAATGTGGGCATCCATACGCAAGAACATCTGTATCTTCTGTAACTACCATATCAACTTGATTGGTACGACATAAGTAACTAGAAAAACTTTCTGCTTCTTGACGAGCCATAAAAAATGGAATGGACAACGATTTACATAATTCTTCAATGACAGTAATATCTTCTGATCGAATACACACGATTTGTTGACGTAATTTTTTAATTTCTTTTTGTACAAGTGGTACAGAGATAACAATACTAGGTTCTATTCCTAATAAATTTTTATGTGGTGATTTACATAATGATTGTAAAAGAGGTGATGCTTCACCCGTACGTTCATATATGTCAAGATCGTGAACCAATGTATCAACTTTTGTTTGAATACGATTTCGTCCCGCTTTTCGTTTATCACGTTCTTTTTCTTTCTCTTTATAGACTTGTGGACCATCCATAATTACTGATAAATGAACATTATACTGAATAAATGTTGTAAATAAATGAAATAACCCATGCCGCCACGTTTCACCAAATGTTACTTTATACCGATACAGGTACGGTAATAAATCCATAGCCATCTTTTTACCGTAATAATGTGATAAATGAGCAGGTTGAATACATGATCCAAATTTATCACGTAAAAATTGTTTTAATCCTTTAATACCCATTGTATAAGAGTTGACTTTTTTATTTTTTATATTTCATTTTTATGTATAAATGTATTGTATGATACAATACATTTACTTTTTATACAGTACCTTTACTTTGTATGAGTAGCACAAAATTGATCTCCTTTCTTTTTCTTACCACATTCTTGTCCTACACGATCTCCACGAATCATAATATATTGGCATCCATCGGCAAGTACTTTTGTCTTTTTTTCTTTTTTGACATCCGTTTGTTCAACGAATGATGATACAGATGTTTCAGGTACTACAGGAACAGACGTTTCAACTACAGGAATAGACGTTTCAACTACAGGAATAGACGTTTCAACTACAGGAACAGACGTTTCAACTATAGGAATAGACGTTTCAACTACAGGAACAGACGTTTCAACTATAGGAACAGACGTTTCAACTACAGGAATAGACGTTTCAACTATAGGAACAGACTTTTCAACTACAGGAACAGGTACAGGTACATCTTTAATCGATGGAGTAGAACCAATTTGTTTACTTTCGACTGGTTTTACTTCTTTTTTCTTTGATACTTTTTTTACAATAGGTTCTTTAGGAAAATCATTAAACATTTCTTTCCATAATTTCCATAAACCGTCTTTTTGTACATCACATCGATCTGATACATTTTGTAAAAATTGATTAATTACAAGATACGCAGTGGCTTGAAATTGTGCGTCCATTTCTATATTGATGCTTATTCTTTAATCTAATTAACATTTCATATTTTCATTTTTTTCTCTATTTAAAAAAAAAAGTAAGTAATAATAAGATGTCTGAAAATACATTAATAGAACAACCAAAAACAGATAAACATTATGCGTCACGTATCCCCAAATTGTTTCACGCAATTAAAGAGTTTACTGAACAATTAAATGATGCCTTTGGTAAAGATGATGTTGAAGTAAATAAAGTATATCGTATCATTATGAAAACCAGTACTGCAAATCGTAAAGTTGTACGTCGTCATATTGAAATGTTTGATGATTTTGTAACAAAAAATCGTCCACACCTACTAGATAAACAACATACTAGTTTCCTTGTTCCATCAATTCAATTAACAGATCGTATTGGTATGAATATGTCAGTGATTATTGAGAAAGCAGATGAATCGACTCGATCTATTATTTGGCAACATTTATTTAATATTATGTTTTTGTTTAATCCTGAAGATCAAGTGATTAAAGAGAAATTAAAAAGTTCCATTTCAAATAATGATACACGAGAAAATAAATTTCTTAAAGATACATTTAGTAAATTTGAAGAGGTTATGAAATCAAGTGATGCTACTGGTCAAAAAGATCCGATGGCGATGATGAGTGGTTTATTACAATCTGGATTTTTAAATGATATGATTGGTAATATTAATAATGGTGTAAATAAAGGAGACTTGAATATTAAGAGTTTAATTAGTAATGTTCAACATTTATTAACTAATTTAAGTGATACCATTGATAATGAAGAAAAAAAAGAAGACTAAATATATCAACTACTAGATTTTTTATAGTACTATTACTATAAAAGTAAATACATTATTATTTTTTTATATAACTATTTATTTTTTTGTATCTTGTTTTATAACTTAAAAACATATGAAAGAGTAAATGGATAATTCGCCTCGGTTTCAATCAAATAGAAATTCACCTTCTTTTCATACATCCTCCCCACAAGAAATCGATTTTTCGACAACAGGATTTAATCAACGAGAAATTGAATTTGTAGCACCACGTGTGGATCAATTTCAACAACGAGAAATGTCATCTAGTCAATCTCGTCAACAACAACAAGGATATAGTAATCAACAAGAAAATCAAAATCAAAATCAATTTCAACAAAACTATTATCAACAACCTTCACCACAACAAAATGACTTTATGTCACAACCAGTGGTACAAATGTATTCTCCTCCACAATCAAAAGAACATAGTCAAGATATGAAATATGAACCAAATTATATACCACCATTATTTGATTATTCTGCACCACCGATTCCAGAAGAAGATCGTAACGGAGATGTAGAAGAAATTACCTATCGTATCAAAGAATTAGACGTAAATCAATTACGTCCTAGAAATGTGGATGATGATGGTGTAAAATATGCAATGATTGGAAAACCAGGAACCGGTAAGTCAAGTCTTATTAAAGCATATATGCATGCAAAACGTCATATCTTCCCTGTAGGAATTTTTTGTAATGGTACAGAAGATAGTACTCAATTTTTTACAAAACATGCTCCCGATTTATTTATTCATCCATTAAGTATTACATTGGTAGAAGCATTTATTAAACGTCAAAAAATAGCACGACAACATTTATCAAATCCGTGGTCATTATTTATTACTGATGATTGTATGGATGATACAAAAATCTTTACCAAACCACCGTTCAAGTATTTATTTAAAAATGGACGACATTTAAAAATGTCTTATATTATGTCTCTTCAATATTCTATTGATGTCAAACCTGATATCCGTGCTTGTATTGATGGTACTTTTATTTTACGTGAATCAAATGAACGATTTCGTAAAAATTTATATGAAAATTATGCAAGTATTATCCCGTCCTATTCTGAATTTAAAGCAATTTTAGATGGGATTACAGGTGATTATACATCATTGTTTATTGATAATCGTTCCACTAGTAATAATGTAGAAGATTGTGTTTATTATTACAAGGCGAATTTAAGTTCAATTGATCCAGACTTTAAATTTGGTTGTCCTGAATATTGGGATTTTTCAAAACAACGTTACAATCCAAACTATGTAATTCCCTTTTAAGAAAGAGTATTGTTACGAAATGTAATTATTTTTTTATAACTAGATCTAGTTATAAAAAAGAAAAATTCTACAATCAAATTTTTTATAGTAGTATATCATTTGTATGGAAGAACAAAAATAGGTAAACACTATTATTATGTAATACTACATACTTGAATGGGATAAGACAACCACATAAAACAAGCAATAATAGCAGATAATCCGATAATGGCATAAAAAATACTTCTTGCAATTATTGAAGTAGGGAAAATGGTTAAAAATAAGTCATTCTGAGAATTAATTGCTACTAGTCCCCAATTCAATGCTCCAAAAATAACAATAATAAAAAAAATTTGAAATATAATACGATATGAATTCATTTATTATACAATAATGTAGATTATATTATATTATTAAATATCAATTTTTTATGATAGTAAAAAAAGAAATGAATATTCACCCTTTTCACTCTATTTATTTGCTATAACAGAATTTATAGTAGTATTTATATAGTTTATTCAGTGAATAACTGAATAAATAAGTAATAATAATTAAATTTATGTTATAGAAAGTTTTGGGGTAAGGCCTTTTCACAAAAGGCCTTGTGAATATTCTTTATTAATATCCACTTGTAAAGGTTGATAATCGTGCCCCTTTTGACTTTGGAGCAAATCGTAATTGCCATGATTCTGAATTATTTTTTCGCATTAGTTTTTCCATAATATCTTCACGAAATTCTGTACTACGTGCTAACCAATCATCATTAACTTGTTCTTTTACGTCTTCTAATGAAGCAGTACGTGGGTATTCACTCCATGTTTTACCCATAGGATCAATAAAATCAACATGGTCTACTTTATTACGAATGATAAAATTAGGTGAACGATATGCATCTATATCACTGTAATAATATTTAATTTGTCCCATGTCTGTATCATAATATGAACGACTTTCGTCACCATATCCAGTAAAACGTGGGTCATAAATATCATAGATAGGATTACCACGTGCAGCATGTGGTACCTCTTCACTCCATTTGTTTCGTGGTGGTAATTCTTCTTGTCTTTCCTCTGGTACATCATCACGATATAATTGTGGATCGTTTCGAGAATATGATGGAAGGGTTTGTTCTAATCTTTCTTTTTCACGGAACATTTTTTTAGATGCTGACGGTAATTGAGGTTCAGGTCTATTTTCTCGAATCGAATTGATTGATGTACGTTGAGAAGGAAATGATCTAGGTTGACTATTATTCAGTAATAAATTTTCATTACCCATACGTTGTCTAGTTGGTCGAGATTCTTGAAATCCTTGTACTCTACCTTGACGAGATGCTTGAAATCCTTGTACTCTACTTGGTCTTTCTCTATACATATCAGGATCAATATATGAATCAAAATTAGTTTGTACATCTACTGGTACGTTTACTCTATTTTTTTTACTATAAAATTGAATTGGTGTTCTTTTACTATCACTTGAAAACATCATTTCATTTTCTTCTTGATCTTCTGATAGTTCATATCTACTATTTTTATTCATTTGTTTGGATAACATTGGATTATTATTATTAATTTCTACATTAAACTGAATAGGAGTTCGTTCATTATTATTTGATTTTTCATCATCATCATCATCTTCATCATCTTCTTCGTCTTCTTCGTATTTATCTTTTACTTTCTTTTTTGTTTTCTTTTTCTTTTTTAATGAAGAACTATTTGGAGAAGTTTGGTCCTCTTCATTTTCTTCTTCATCTTCATCTGTTTGTTTATTTGTACGTGAATAAACTGGATACAATCTACCATTCTCCCCTCGAACCATTTTTCTAGATAATGTAGGCAATTGAGGCGTAGAACTAATACCTAGATTAGATGTAATAGGTAATCGTTCATTACTAGTTGAGTACACATGGGGTTGTATATCACGCATAAATGTAGTTTCATCATATAGATCTGTTTCAGATAATTCACGTTCTGTATTTCTACGTTGTAATAGTAAATTAGGACGACGAGAACGTGGTTGGTCCATTGACATGCCTCCGAAATCTTGTAATGGATCCTCATCAGATTGAAATTGAGTATGAACTGAAGAAAATTGTGAATCCATAATACGTGGAGCAATCATCACTGGTTCTTGATACATTCTAGCATTAGTACCTAAATTGGGTGTATAATAATTTTTAGATTCTTTTGGTTGAGATACATTCATTCGTTGATAAGGATCTTGATTCATCTGTAATAATTGTACAGAAGATGTATATTGTTTTTTAGGAGTTAATAAACCATCTGGAGTAAATAATGACTGAGTTGTTTTACTTGGTTTAAATGAACGACTTGTTTGGACATGCTCCATAATGGGAATAGATTGTCTATATTGAACTTGATCTGTAGGAACAGATTGTCTATATTGAACTTGCTCTGTAGGAATAGATTGTCTATATTGAACTTGATTACTAGGATTTTGAATTGATTGTCTAGTATAATGAAATTGTTCTATAGGTTGACTATGTATCATAGTTTGTTGATCTGGATAAGTAGGAATCGTATTAGTAAACGATTCTTTAGAATCTATTACTTTCGGATTCTGACTAGTATCATCCATTTTATAGGGTACTTGAGAAAAATTTTCTTTTTTAATTGTGAATAAATATAAAAATAGAATTGCTATTATTCCTATTGTAAAAATAATACTTATCTTTTTAATAGAATAGGAGTAGCAAAACATGATAATAATGAAAATAAATAACATTTTACTTAATTTAATACACCATACTCTCATCGAATCAGAATGTAGTGGATAAATAGTAATCGAAAAGAATTCATCAGAATCATAAATTCCCATACTATAATTATATAATTTTTTATTACACAATTTTTTTTATTTAATTATTACTTTTTACTCATTAAATAATTTACCATCTATTTATAATTATTTCATATGTAGTATGAAGAAGAAATCATAAAAAAGTTAAACAAATAGATAGAAATAAAATAGTAATGAACTTTAAAATTACTAAAAATCGAAATCAAGATTTTATATTAGAAACTGGTGTATCATATGAAGAGTTACATAGTAATTTTCCAAATGAAACAAAAATATTATCTACTTTTCAAATCTCTACAACAGGTCGTGAATTTTTAATTCCTCGACTTGAATTATGTGAGGTACTTGATTCATGTTTTGATCATTTTACAGAAGAATCATTAGTTGCTATTACAAAATTATTATCAAAAGACTCTGCTGATACAGAATTACGAAATCAAGTACGAGAACGTTCCATGAGTAAAAAGAAACAGTCAAACAGTAGTAAAAAGTTTATTGTTAAAGAAGATAAAAATTCAAAAGAAGAGTACGAAAAAGAACAAAAATTACGTGCAAGAGAAGAACAAGAGAAACATATGAGAGAAGAACAAGAACAACGTATGAGAGAAGAACAAGAGGTACGCAATAGAGAAGAACAAGAACAACGTATGAGAGAAGAACAAGAGGTACGCAATAGAGAAGAACAAGAACGACGTATTAAAGAAGAACAAGAGGTACGCAATAGAGAAGAACAAGAACGACGTATGAGAGAAGAACAAGAACGACGTATGAGAGAAGAACAAGAACGACGTGCAAGAGAATATAGTAAAGAAAATGCAATACGTGAAAAAATTAAAGACCGGATTGAAAATAAAGAGATTAGTAGAGGAGAACATAGTACACATCGCTCAAAAGTAAAAGAAAATCGTGATTTAAATTATGATGAACCCATTCAAAAAATGGACTTACTTCGTATGATTTATCAATTCAAACAACAATTAGATGTCATGGAACGTTATATTCATAATATGTAATCGTTATTCATGTTAAAGATATAATGTATAGTTAATAATAATGTTAACTATACTATGTGGTATTATATTATGTGGACTAGGTTACACATATAGAAAACCACTTTATAAAAAATATACTAATTACATGAACCTCGTTCGTTCATATCAGGAACAGAATCCATCTATGATGTTTTTTGTAGCATATTGGAAAGCGTTAGTATTAGTCATTCATTGTAGCATGATTGTATACTATCAATCGATGACATCGATAACCATGAATGGATATAGTATTGTAAAATATGTGGTCGGTGGAAAGTATCACAGTTATATTATTCCTATTCGCCGTGGTCCTAAACCAGAATTAGAATATGGTTATATTGATCATGTACCGATGCCAGAAATCATTTCAAAATTATCTGGTTTACAACGTGATTTTAATGGTCATCCAGAAATCGTATTGTTGTTGGGAAATCATATTCGTTATAAATTTTCTGACCAAGAAGAACATGTATTATTATCATCGGGGAACGAAATGGAAAAAAAAGAAAATTTAAATAAAATAATAACTTTTTACCACCATTTCTAGTATAGAAAAGTAAAAAAATAAAAAAGGGTTAAACACTACCCTATATATAAAATATCAAACATGTCTACTGCTCGTGTTAAGAAATCTGCTGAACCCGTTGTCGCTGTTGCCGAAAAAGTTGTTACGGAAAAGAAATCCAAGACTAAAGTTGCTGCTCCAGTTGTTGCTGTCCCAGCACCTGCTCCTGTTGCTGCTGCCCCCGTCGAGAAAAAGAAGCGTGTTCAAAAAGAGAAACCCGTTGCGGAGAAGAAAGTTGTTGTTGAGAAAGTAGAAGAGAAAAAAGAACATGTACCAAAAGTAAAAGTTCCTGCTACTCCTGAAAACGTTACTTCTGGATTAGTAACGATCATTGAATCATTATCCAAGTCAAATGTTGGTGAAGTAAAAGATGTAAAACAAGCATTAAAATTACTTCGTTCTACTGCTTCTAACTTGAAGAGCGTTCGTGATAGTTTAGCACGTGTCTTAAAGAAGACTAACCGTACCAAGACTCCTCGTGATAAATCAAAATTATCGAATTCTGGATTAATGAAACCTGTATCCATTTCTAAGGAGTTAGCTAACTTTATGGGTGTTGCGGCTGATAGTCTTCATTCTCGTGTAAGTGTAACGAATGCGATCTGCAATTACATTAAGGAGAAGAACCTTCAAAATCCCGCCAACAAGCGTCAAATTAATGCTGATGCTAATTTAACCAAGATTCTTGGTTACAATGCTGCTAGCGGTCAACCTCTCACGTACTTTTATATCCAGCAATTGATTCAACCTCATTTCTTAAAAGAGGTCTCGAGTGATATGAGCAAGTTTATGGGTGTTGCTGACAAGAGTATGGTATCTAATTCTGCAGTTGTCGCATCTGTTTCTTCCTATGCTACTAAAAAAGGATTGGTTCATGATGGATCCGTTCAACCTGATGAGACATTAACGAAATTGTTGGGCAAGAATACTGCTTTCCCTGTCTCATCATTGGGACAATTGGTAAAGTCTCATTTTAAGAAGTAAATAAATAATTAATTGATACTAAAAAAGTAGATAATAATTTTCATAATACGATATTATGAAAAAGTAATGATAGATAAAATATGAAATAAATTAAAATCCTAATAAAACATATAGAATGACAACATTATCTGATTTTTTACCAAGTTATCCACCATATGATCGAAGTGATAATGAATTATTTAATGTGTATGATGAACAAGGATATTATCCAGAAATGTATGAAACACTTCGACGGAAAAAAGAATTTAACGAATTAACGTTATTATCCTCGGAAGAAATTCTTCCAGGTACCTTATTAAAACATCAGCAATTTATTCAACGATTTTTATCTTCTTATACTCCATATCATTCATTATTATTATGGCATGAAGTCGGGACAGGTAAAACCTTAACTTCCTTGGCTGTTGCGGAAAATTTGAAACATGTGTTACCAAAACGTGCATTAATTCTTGTAAAAGGTAGAAGTGTGGAACGAACGTTTCGGAAAGAAATTCGTATTCATTTTCCTAGTTATGTACCTATTCTCGAAGATAAAAAAGCATCATTACGTCAAATTAATGCGACCATTAATGAAACGTATGAAATAAGTACATTTCATATTTTTTCAAATGAAATTGAATCATTCTGTAATGATAAGGCATCACCTGAAAAAATAGCTCAATTACGTGATATGTATTCCAATCGTGTTATTATTATTGATGAGGTACATAATTTACGTCAAGAAAAAGGAAAACAAAATGCATATGATATCATTCATCGTTTTTTACATATTGTTGAAAACTGTAAAATTTTATTATTAAGTGCAACACCTATTAAAAATTCAGTAGAAGAATTTGCAGCAATTATGAATTTACTTCTTCCCATGGACAAACAATTTTCGATTACAACATTTACTGAAGATTATTTTACAAAAGAAGATCAATTGATTGCAGATAAAAGACAAGAATTAATTGACAAAATAAGAGGATATATTTCCTATTTACGTCAATCAAAAAATCAAGCACAACGAATTGACAAAGGAATAGTACTACCTACCATAAAAGGATTTTCAATTGTACCACTACTTATGGGATCCTATCAATCTATTTATTATAAACAAGCAATAGATGCAGATGGTGGAATTCCATCCGAAGATCAGGTACAACGCTATGTTATTGAACAAAAACCAATTGAATCGCAACGAAAAATTATTGAAGATGATGAAGACACAACCGGTGGAATTTATCAAGACTCTCGTCAAGCAATTTTAGCATGTTTTCCGGAACGATCCCAAGATCAACGATTATTTAGTTATGGTTCTGGAAAACATGAAAAAATTGATGAATCAAAAGAACGAGAATCTCATTACGTACCTGATTATTATAGAGATATTGCACTATCCATGATAAAAATAAAAGAATCAGATGAAACAGAACTTGCTCAACTACCATTACGAATCAATCAATTATTTCAATTTGAAAAACTAAAAATAGAAACCGAACAATATGGTGCGGATCGAGAATTATTACTACAAAAACTTACGGAGAAAAAAGAAGAAGACAACAAACGTATTCTTCAAGAACGTAGACAAAAACACTTAGACACCTTACAACTGTATTCCAGTAAATATCATTATGTGGTTACTTATTTATTACAACCAGAAAACAAGGATCGAAAATCATTTATTTATGGTGAATTTATTGGTGGATCAGGATTATTTTTATTAGAACAATTGTTAGTTCAATTTAATTTTAAACCATGTTTACCTAAAAAACAAAAGGAAAATCCGTTTCGGTATTTATTGGATGAAGTACCAAGAAGACGATACGCAATTATTACTTCCAAATTATCTGATTCAGAAATTTCATTTCTATTAGATATTTTTAATGATCCATTAAATGATAGAGGTGATTATATATGTGCCATATTAGGTAGTAAAACCATGAGTGAAAGTCATAATTTAAAATGTATCCGAGATGTTATCATCTTGACACCTCATTGGAATTATACCGAAACTGAACAAGCAATTGGACGTGGTATTCGTACCGGTTCACATCGTACGTTACCTGAATCAGAACATAATGTGACAGTACATCGTTTAGTGTCATTATTACCTGGAAATATACGAACCATTGATCAATATATGTATGAAGTATCTTATAAAAAAGATGTAATGATTAAACAAATTGAGTATGCTGCACGTGAAAGTGCAATTGATTGTACCTTTAATAAAGAACGAAATACATTTAATGCAAGTTTTAATGATAAACGTGAATGTTTTTATACAACATGTAACTACACGTGTATGGATGAAAAACCGATTACAAAACCAGACTTAACAGATACCTATAATTTATTTTATACAGAAAAAGAATATCAAAAAATTAAACAAATTCTTCAACTCCAATTTAGTACATCCAATCACTTTTCATATTCTTTTGATGAATTACTCGGTTATATTAGGGATCAAGTTACTTTTCCATTACATGTTATGTTACGATGTATCATTGAAATCATACAACGACAAGAACCATTTATTAATTCATTAGGATTCATATCGTATGTAAAAGAAAAAGATAATGAATTCTTTTTATCATATCATGTATTACAAGCAAAAATAGAAGATATTTATTATACACAACAAGGTGAATTGTATCCAGAAACGAATCCATTTGAATACATTAAACGATTAGAATATGCGTCCTTTGAAACACTTATGAAAGAATTACTTACATCCAATGTACTTCAAGGTAAACGTATCTTATCAATTCTTCCACGATCCGTGTCAATATTATTTTTCAAAAGTTTTATAGAAATATTATATGATCCATTACATGATCGATCCATTGAACCTTATTTATATCAATTACTAACCATAGGTAAAGAACTTGATTTGGTTTTTTCAAATCATACCATACGTTCCTATTATGACTCAATGGGTGAACTTGTGCCACCTGAACGTTATGAAGAAACAGCACAGGGATTTCAATGGGTAAAACAAGACTGGACTATGGAAAAAATACAAAAATTAGTACATCAATTAGAAACAGATGAAACGATTCAATTATATGGGTTTCGTTCAGAAGGAAAATTATATATATATGACTTGAAAGAGAAAAAAAATTTACGACAATTAAAACGTTCGGGTACAGAATGTACTACTGGTATCCCAATTCAAGAATTACAAAAATATTATTCACAATTGGATCCAGGACATAAAATATTACCTGATACAAAGAAAGAATTATGTGTACTTATACAAGACAAATTAGAACAACGTCCTGTTCTACTAGATGGTGAAACCATTCCAATTTCATTATTAGTAGATGAATATGTACATGAAAAGATGAGAAATCGAATCGAAGAAGAACAAGAGGAGAAAGAAAAAGATGCAAAAGAAGCTAAACTTGCTAAAAAGAAAAAATAATAAATAAAAAATAAATAAAACCATAATTATACTATTTTTCATAATAAAAAATTATGAAATAAGAAATGTACATAGTAATTAACTACTATATACGTACCTACTTATTTTTTTTCTCTACGTTTGATTCGCATGACAACACCTGAATTTTCTACTGGAACAGGTGCGGGTGATGGAGTTCGAGCAATTTGAAGACCCAATGTGGGAGCAACATTATGTTCTAATCCTAATGGTACTACTTCTACATGATGATTAATAACGGTATTACTTGTTAAACAAGGTGCAGGAGCAGTCACTTTAAAATTAAAAGCGGGTACAGACGATTTAACTTCTTCTGGTTCTACTAATTTTACAACTGGTATCGAATCTTCTACTGGTGGTTTCACACTAGTTGAATTTGGATGGTGAACATACGAAACACATGGGGTGTCTTGTTTAGTTTCTGGGTGAAAACGAAATGACATATTTTATATAGTAGTAATATTTTATTTTTTTTTAAATTTCATCAATATTGTTTTAAAGATTTCACTGAATACAGTATATAATTATGGAACAACTAGAAAAAGAACTTGAAATAGCAAATGTATTAAAAAAAAATATGATTGAATTTTTAGATGAATTAATTGATCAATTTGAAGAAGAGGGCGATTTAATTGTCATGCGTTTTTTTATTCATGATCAAATTCCAGTGGATCACATTATGAAACGATTTTTACGATATGTCTATCCATTAAAAGATAAAATTAAAGAGAAAGATGAACGATTTTTTATTGAAAATAATAATATTTTTGGATCATCACCCACTGATAAAGTAATTCATTTTAAAGAATTATATGTAAAAATGTCAGACGAAAATCGTATGGTATTATGGGATTGGTTTAATTGTTTTATTACCATTTGTGATAAATATGTAAAACTAACGGGATGGGTTGTTTAATTTATTTCATAATACGATATCATTATGAAAGTAAGAGTACCAGTTACATACCACTATACATACGCACAGCATGTTGATATGCTTCTTCAAATAATCGTTCATCAATATGCTCATATTCTTTTTTTAGTTCATCGTATGGAGAATAGGTATCTAGAAAATCTACTAATAATGTTTTTTCTTCTTGACAAAAACATAACGCAATCTCTTCTTGAACTTCTTTTGAACATGATTTTAAATGAATACTATAACGTGAAAATACAGACGCTTTTATTTCTTCTTTTATTGGCATGGTTAATTGAATGGTATCATCAAATCCTTGTAACATATTAATAATACGAATGACGTGACCAGACCCACACCATCCATTCATTTCTCTCATTTCTTCTAGAAATCGTTTCTTTAGTTCTTGTTCAAACGGTGATGCAAGAATACGTTGATAAACATAACAAAGGATTTCTGTCATACGAAATCCATAAAATAACCCCGTATCCATTGTAATACGCTGAAAACTTAGTAATGCAATGTCATCTCTACAAGATTGAAGCCAATCCAGAATTCGATCCATTTCTACCACTAATGGTTCACTTGTAATTTCTTTTATTGCTCCTTCAATGTTTTCAATATCATGTATGTTTTGTGTATTTGTATATATGGTACGTTCACGTCCTGGTACAAATCGAGTGCCTAATTCTTCAATAATTTTCCCAGCTGCACTACGAAAAGATGGTGTACCCAATCGTAACAGGATGTCTGCCGCTTCAGAACGAATCATTGTATCTTCATGTTCTCGTTTTGAAAAACGATACAACCATTGTTGACTATATTTTACATGTGTATTCATAAAAGGATAATCAAGTAATGGATGAGTTAAAATAAATTGTGCACTAATTAATTTATATAAGATCGGTTCAGAATAAGTATAAAACCAATACACATACCCATATAAACATACATCTATGGAATCGGATGATAATTTTAATTGTGTTAACCATGAAAAACGATCTTCGATAGATAATGATGTTTCTGCAAGTACTTTTAATAAAATACGAATACAATATGTATTTTTGTCAAGGTAAGGAGACTGATAGATACGTTTACATGCTGCAAACCGTTCACTTGATGATAATTGATGATTCATTGCTATTTTTTCTAACTCTTGTAGTGGAGAATGAAGTGAATCAGACACTGAAAGATCCATAATGGAAGCCATTGGTGGTTCATCAATATATTCAGAATCGATCGTATCAATATGATCATTTCTATCTTGTTCGACTTCTAGTTTATTTGTAATACCAAATTCAGACAAATCTAATGAGGTAGTCATATGATTGATTGATTATATGATTATCTTCTTTTTTAAGTCATGAAACTAGCCTTACTGATTTAAACAAATTCATAAACGTAATAGAGACTAATGAGAAAAGAGGATTTTAATATTTATGAATTCCATCAAAAAATAAAACGACTGTGTGAAAAATATACAGATACTGAATTATTTGAAAAACAATCTCTCATACAGCAACAAATGAATGAATATACAGAAAATTATACAGTAGAAATGAATATAAAAAAAGAATATCAAGACATTCAACAAAAAATATCACAAGTCCAAGAATATAACAATTATAGTACAGTTGCTGAAACAATTATACTTGAATTTAATAAATTATTAAATTGTACTATCAAAAATAACTTTATGAAAAAATCAAAACACACAATTGATGAAAATGTAACGAAAAGAAAGGAAGAATTAATTAATATGTATATCCTTCATATTCAAAATTATTCACTATTATCTAGTATCTTACCACCATTTGAAAATAATATATCACATAAAATATGTTCTGATTGTAATGTTGAACTTGAAGTATTTGAACATAATTTACTGTGTCCGAATTGTTGTTGTGAATACCCAAATTTACAACCCGAAGACATCTCTTATAAAGATTTTAGTCGTATTAATACGAATATCAAATATAGTTATATTCGACAGACTCATTTTAAAGATACGATCAAACAATTTCAAGGCAAACAACAAAAGTACATTGATCAAGCAGTCTATCAAACATTGTATAAATGTTTTGATCATGCTGGATTTCCAAAAAATAGTTCAAATAAATATTATAGTGCTACCAAAGATCACATTAAAATGTTTTTACAAGAAAATGGATTATATAAGTATTATGAAGATATGAATTTAATTTACAATAATATTACTGGAAACCCATGTCCTATTATTGATCAATATGAAAAACAATTAATTGAAGATTTTGATAAATTAATTATTGTATATGATAAAGTTATTAAAGAAGATAGTTCCAATTATGAACGTTCTAATTTTTTAAATTCATACTATATTTTATTTCAATTATTAAAAAAGAATGGATATGCTTGTAAGGAAACCGATTTTCCTATTATTAAAACAATTGATCGAAAAATTGAACATGATGAAATTTATGAAAAATGTTGTAAACAATTAGGATGGTTTTTCTTTCCTACTGTATAATGTAATTTATGTTAATCTGGATTAAAGACACAATATTAGTATAAGTATAACCATGTCTGCACAGTCTACTGATTCATTTCGTGAAGAATTTCAAACCAATTACCTTGTAAAAGATGAACCCGAATGCATGAAGAATCGTCCAAAATTAGATGGTACTTCTTCTACCTTAACACCTGCTGAATGTAAAGAAGCAAAAGAAGAATTAGTGGCATCTACGTTTACCAGGTATAAGTTTCCAAAAGTTCAACGTTTTCGTGTTGATCCTCCTATTAATCAAATGAATTATTATTCATTACATTCCTTTACCCCTTCTCCTAACGCAAAACCCGATGAAGATGGTTGTTTTGGTGTTGTAAAATTTCGTGGGGCATTTGGTACATTGGATGAAGCAGATGCTTGGGCTGAACATTTAATTAGAAATGTTGATAGTTTACATGAAATTCATATTGGTTATGTAGGGAAGGAATTCCCACTTACCTTGGATCCGTTGTATTTTAATGAGACCCATGAAGTTAACTTGAAAAAGAAAATGGATATGGTAGCGAAATCTCATGTAAAAGCATCACAAGAAAAAGAAAAACAAGATATCGATCAATTGAAGAAACGTGAACGTGAGTTATTAGAATCTTCTAAACAATCTGCAGAGGAAATGAAAGTGAGTCTCGATCACTATATTGCTCTTAAGGTAAAGTGTGCAAATATTTGCGTTGTTCGTGATGAAACAATGAAAAAATTAGAAGCATATGAAAAATCCAAGCAGGAAGCACAAGATGAAATTGATGAATTAAATAAACAATTCCCTGATTATGCAGCACAAGCATTACCTACGTTTCTTAAAAGTCTGGAAGAAGTAGGTATCAAAGATACGCCCTTATTAAAATATATGCAATAGAGTACTTTTGTTTTTTAGTTGTACTACATTTTTTACTGATTATAATTATACTAACTAGTATAATTAATAACGTATTGGTATTTTTTTCTAGATAACCACGTTTATAGTAGAGTTATGTTTAATGTGATTTACTTTTATGTTTTTTACAAACACCCTTTCGTTTCATTGATGTACGTTTTTTATGGTTCGATCTACGTGTTTTTTTTCCGTATGATTTATTAGTTAATCGGAGTTGTTTCTCCTCAATAACTTCTTCGTGCAGGGGTTCTTTATTAAATGGGTTTGCTTTCCATAACACTCTAACAGAACGTTGATCTTCGAATCTATGTATTATATTTCCAATTTGATAGTGGGGTTTATTGTAATAATCCATAAGTGGTGTTATTCGTGTTACTTCATCACCGATATTAAGTCTATTCATTTACTATTTGTATTTATTTTATTTTTTTTATTTTATTTATAACAGACTAATTTCACATTAGTATAAAGTATTCATACGTTTCATACTATGGTTTAGTTACAATATATAGTGATACATTTTGAAAAAATGAAAATCTAAATTAAAGGTATACAATTAGATAAGAATCAACAACACAAACATGTCCAAGAAATTTGCGTCCAAAATCAGTCCTCGTTTTACTCAATTAATTTCACTTGACTCATATGATTTGAATACTCTTTACTTTGATCCTCCGCAAGAAATGGAAATTCAACAAGGCAACAAATCAATTAAATATTATAAAATTAATGTAGGAAACAAGACTAGCGCCGGCGTTGGTGAATTTGTATTTAATATTCCGTTTATGTGTCATTCATTCGGTGTCGAAGAATTTCAAAATGAACAAGGAAAAACAACCAATCATTCGGTAAGTTTATCGTTATTGGACATGAATGCTCCTACTGATGAACAATTGGATTTGGTAAAGAAATTCACTGCGTTAATTGATAAAGTAAAAGATCATTTAATTAGTGTGAAAAAAGACATTAAGAAACCCACCTTGGATAAGAATGATCTGAAAGCATTAAATCCCATGAAACAAGCCTTGGATGAAGATGGAAATCCTAAAGGTAATGCGTGGTACTTTTCACCCAAATTAATGGAACGTAAATTGTACAATAAAGAAGATCCCTCCGATATTCAAATTAAAATTGAAACGGAATTCTTCCTTGAAGATCAATTTGATAAAAAAGGTGACCCAGTGGCGATTTCTCCATTAGAATTTACTGGAAAGAAACATTTTAAATTTCGTGGTGCGATTAAGATTGACAATATTTACATTGGTAGTAAAATTAGTATTCAATGTAAAGTATATGATGGAGTTGTCTGTCATGTATCAAATGAACGTAAACGGTTAACAAAACTGTCGCCTCCTTCTTCGATTGGTGTAAAAGGTACTGTATCCTCTTCGTCTGTTTTATTACAACAGGAAGGCGAAGAAGAAGACGATGAGGTACTTGATGTATTATTAGATGATGAATAGATATGAGTTTTATTTTGTAGTTGTTTACTACAAAATCATTATAACGTATATATTTACCTTGATATTTTTTTGTAGATGACTATAAAAAATGAAAATAGGATTCATCATATACTTACATACAGTGAAAAAGAATGTCTGTAACTGTTGACTTTTATTCTGAAAAAGCGATTGTGGTTCGTAACACATTGGAACATCATGGACCTATTATGGAACAATTAGGTGGTACATTCAATGAAAAATTACGTGGTGGTCGGGGTTGGATTTTTTCTAAATTCAAAATGTCACAGGTCCGAAATATTGTAGATAAATTAAATTCAGGTCAATACGGAAATGAGTATGAACAAAAATCATCTACTGTCGTTTCTTCTTCTTCATCTTCAGTAGTACCATCTTCCTCTTCAACTATTGTTCCATCAGATATGGTTTCAAAAACTGAATTTTTAAGTGTTCTATCACGTTTAGAACGATTAGAAGCACTTGTTTCAAATTTATGTCATAGTAATGGTACAATGATGAAACAGACTATTCCTATCGTACCGATAGCGACAACAAACGTTTCTTTACATCGTAAAAGTAAAGAAGATGATCCAGATGATTTTGTAGAAGTGGATGATCAAGATGAACCACCAGTCGAACGAAAACGAATGGTATCGATTCAACGAAAATAATTTTAATTTTATCTTTTCTTTTCTAATCTAATTACAAAAAAAGAAAAGGAAATGTTTTTATCTTCAGCTTCTTATTCTTCAACACCAAATGATATTAATTATCATACACCTCCTTTAAAAGATGAAGAACAGCAGAATTTGGCTGTCTGTTTAGGTACATTTTCTGGATCAGGTGCCGAATATAATACATATAAAGCAAATTGTTTTGATTTAATGGTAAGTGCATGTGCTTCAAAATGGACAACCGAATGTGATATCTACATTTCAAATACAAATGCTAAACAAGCTGAATTATTCATGAATACAGTTGCATCTCATTCTAGTGTACCACTTACTTCAAAAAATTCATGTAAATTAGGTGGATTTCCAAATATTGAAAAAGAACGTATTGTAATGGGTATGAATACGTTCCAAACAGAAGATAACACGTATATGCCAATGTCATGTTATCAATCTACTTTTTTGGAACAAAAGAAACGAAACATAATGAAACGTCAAGAATATGAAGAAAGAAAACGTAAACAACGGTCTGATTATGAGGAACGAATGAAACAACGTATGGAAGCAGAAAGAGTGATTATTAAACATGAATCACCTAGTCCAACTAAGATCGAAGATATTCATGAAAAAAGAGAATCACTTGTTACAAAACAAAATAATTTTTATACCAATATTACAAATATAGAAAAAGATTCCTCTTGTAAAGATACGTGTGATATTAATAAAATGGTATAAAATAGTACTATTACATTTGTTCCATGAATATAATAATAAACTTGTTATGAACCAATATATTTTATAGTATGATACTATAAAATATAATATGTTGTAATGAAAAGTAATGTGTAGTCAATACAGTAAAAAAATAAATGTAACCATATTTATTTTATAGTTATGAATACAAATTATAATGATGAAACAACTGAAATAGAGACAGTAAATACGACATGTTCATAAAAAGGAAATAATACATATGGATTACGTTCATATAATGTAATACTTCCTAATCTTTTTTCTGTACGAAGAAAGCGATTTGTGTTCGTAAATAAAAATTGTTTATACAATTGAATGCATTTTTGCTCTGCATGAGCAAAGTTGTTTGTATATCCAATTGGTTTATTATCTTGTAAAATAACAAAAATATCAGTATCATTATAAACCTTACTATCATCAATTTCTTCTTCCTGTTCATCATCATCTTCATCATCTTCATCATCTTCATCATCTTCATCTTCATCTTCATCTTCATCTTCATCTTCATCTTCATCTTCATCTTCATCTTCATCTTCATCTTCATCTTCATCTTCATCTTCATCTTCTTTTTTTTTATCTTTACTTTCATTTTGTGTAATTGATGATAATAATAAACTCATGATTTTTTCCATTTCTTTATTATTTTTTAACTCTTTTGGCATAAAAGAAGACATTACATTTTTAAAT